ATTTCAGCGCCAGTTTTAAGTGCAGTACCAATTATTGACCATGGAAACATAATTATACCTTCTTTTTACTCTTTCCAGCTTCAGAAAGTGCAATTGCAATTGCTTGTTTTCTAGATTTTACTTTTTTCTTTGATTGTCCAATAGGTAATTTACCTTTTTTGAACTCTCTCATAACTTTTTTTATTTTTTTATCTGCCTTATTCATTTCCGCCTCTAAATATTCTTACTTTTGGCATCATTGGAGCTTGATTTTTCATCATTGAATCAACATTAGGAATAGTTTTACCTAAAATTGTTTTTTCAATAGATGTATCAGCTCTTAATTTTGCTAATTCTTCGTTTTGTTCTAGTTTTTCGTCTTGATTTTGTTGATTCATCATTGCTTTCATCTTATCAAGATCCATTCTCTCTCTTCCTTCACGTTCTTTTCTATCATTTTCCATTGCTCTAAGGTCTAATTCTCTTGATCTTAGTTTTGCAATTGGATCATTATCGAATTGTGAAGTAATTTTCTTTTCTTCGTTCATAAATTCTTCCATCATTTCAGCAATCAATACAGCTTTTCTTCCTTCGATTTTTTCTGTTAACATTTTTAATTGTATTTGAAGCTGTTGAGCCATCATTGGATTTTGTTGCATAGCTGATTGCATTTGTTGTAATTGAATTAGTTCATCTCTAAACTCTACTTCAACTTGTTCTTGAGCCATTAAAGAAATATGTTCAAAAATATTTTTTTCTAAACTTGCCATGACCATTGGATTATTTCTTGCAATGTTAGTTGCCATGAAATTTAAGTGAGCGGTGATATGTGCTCTATGGTCTTGACCTGGAAATGCTTGAAACTGTTTACTAGCTAATGCATCAATATGTTCTAACGCCGGATCTTTTGGAGTTGGTTGCATAGGTTTGATTAAAAGACTATCAATATTTTTAACACCTAAAGCTTCATACATATTTCTATATGCTTGATATAAATTATGCATCTGTGGATTTGAGGATGCCAGTTGGAGTTCCGTTTGCGCTAGTGAAATACGCTGTGTTTGAGAAAATATGTTAGGGTCAGCAACTGGCAATATATCTACGCGATCATCAAAGTCAGATTGTTTAATCATTCTTTGACCCCCAACTACATCATACGGATATTCTTGAGGTAGATATAACTTGAATACTCTAGCCATAAGTTTGAATTCATTCTTAAGAGCTGAGTAAATTCTTTTGTGAATAGCAGACATAGTTCTTGAACCACGTTCTAACAATGCAACAGTCGTTCCAACTGCAGCTTGTTGATTACCATCACCTACTTGTAAATCTGCAATTGATGCAAATCTTTGTCCTGCTTGAACAACCACTCCCATTAATGCAAGAAGTGTTTGACTTGGTTCTTTAAACGGAAGCATCATAAATGAATCTCTTAAATTACCACCTGGTGCATCTACATCTCTAAACTCTCCCGGTTGAATAGATTGTGCATCATCTCTAATTCTTATTCCTCTCATTTTAAAACCAGCTGGCAGGTTAGATAACGTTCCCGCATCTAAGAGCTGTCTTAAAGCTGCGGTCGCTGTTCTAGACAGTCCACCAATCATGTGGATTAGACCGAAACCATAAAAACCTAAACCCGGTAAAAATTTGAAATGAACAAAATATTGAACTTTACTTTTATTTGGATCTCCTACTTCATAGTGTCTTCTAATAGATAAAATTTCTCTTGAACCTTCTTCAAGAGTTACAATGTATGGAAGTTTAATTCCTGACGGCTCACCAGTCTCGGAATTGACATCTTCAAAACCTTCGATGTCTAAATTCACGTGACATTCTAGAAGAGTATATAAATCATCATTTTTAGTTTTAGTTACTCCTTCTAATTCTCTTTCCTTTTTCTCAATATCAGTTTCCTTATCTTGTGGTGCAGATAAATCGATGTCTCTATAGAAACCTCCAATTTGTTGTTTTCTTAATTCGTTTTCAGAAATTTTTACACGATGAATAATTGCTTCCGCATCATCTAATGAGGTAGCTGTGTACGGAACAATTAAATCATCTGCTGGAACGAACTTTGATACTGCTCGTCCTTCCACTTCATCGTAGTATACTTTTTTAAAAGTAGAACCTGACAAAGGTAAATGGAATAACATAGAATCAAATTCTGGTTCATATTCTTTCATCTGATCCATAATTTGATAATTCATAAAATCTTTAACACGTGTTGCTTGATCTGTTTTTTCTGGAGTTGGTATTCCAAGTATTTGAGTTCTAACCGGTCCATCTGCTGGAAGTAATTCTTTATAAGCTAAAGCTTGAAACTGTGTTACTGCTTCTGCAAGAACAGGATGTGTTGCACCACTTGCACCTTGAAATGGTTCTGTTCTTTGATCGTATTTAAAACCTAATAAATCTAAACCTTGTGTATAAGTTCTTTCCCAATCTTTTCTGGACATAGAGTAGTCCATATATTTTTGATTTAAGTCTGATGCTATTGAACCTAAAACATCATCAGGTAAAAAGTCTGCTAAGTTTGCATAATGCTCATCACCACCTTCAGGTGTTGCAGCTGCGGGGTCTAAATTAATATCAACGGATCCGTCTTCGTTTTCTGTAACTTCAACATCATCAGGAGCATCTTGTTGCGCTGATACTTCTTCAATTACCTGCTCTTGAATTTCTTCTTCGCCAGGTACGTTAAATTCTTTTCGTGGCTCGTTTGGAAGAGCCTTGTCTATGTCTGCCATTATTTTTCTCCGTATGTTCTATTACTTTAACAGTATTATAAGAAATATTCAAGCCCTGAGGCGTGGGTCCTGATTTTGGTGGTGGGCCTGAAGTTTTACGATGATAAAATTTGTTTTGCATATTTGCCGTATATAACTCCACCATTTTTCTTGTTAAATCTTTTAAATAACTCCTGACCTGGTCCTATAGCAAATTCTTGATAAGACATTCTATCGTCATAGCCACCTTTACCACTGAAAAAATAATCTCTCATCCATCTCTCTGATTTGGTCATTGGTTTAGTACCATCTCCATATTTCATTCTACCTCCAGAGGATTTGTTTACTCTTTTAGGTAAAACTGTGTTTATAATATCTTCAGTGAATTCATCTACGTATTCAAGTGGTCCATAATTTGGTACATAGCTTAATGATTGGTTTTCCATAACCACATCATCCGCATAATTTTCTCCTGGTCTAAAAATTTTATTTTCAACTTTGGTATCATATTTTGAAGCGCCTGGTTTACGTGGAACTGTTACAGGAGTTTCTAATTCAAAATTGTCTGAATATTTTTTTATATCTTCTATAGCCGTTAATGCATTTTCACCATCTGAAAAGTAATACTCACCATCTTTATCAATTCTAAAATTTGCTTTTTGATTTTTTGGTTTGTTCTTATTTTGAGAAACAAATTTCTCCATTATCTTTTTTCCTTTTTCAGTTAAAGGTTGAATGTAAGTACTAAGACTACCTACTGCTGTTGGTTCATTTCCAAGATCGGTAAAGTTATCTGCAACATCCATATCACCAAACATTTTAACTCTAAAGTCAGCTGTCTTAGCTGCTGACTTACCTGCTAAACCTGTAATCCCTAATGCTTTTAATGCAGCAAACATTCCTGTTGTTGCAACCATTTTATTAAAGTCTCTTCTACCTTCTCCATATTCAGTTAATTTTTCATCAATTTGTTTTTCTAATTTAGCTCCATCTTTACCTAATTTTTTAGTAGCAGTTTTTACAATTCTATCTCCAAGTTTTATTGCAGCTCCAACCGGTATAAATGTTTCACTTGTTAAAGATAATTGTGATCCTGCTGTTTTAGTTTCAGGTGATAAATTTTCTTCCTGTCTTGCAATTACATCTGATAAACCAATTGCTTCTGAAAATGATCCTGGTTGAATATCATTTAATGCTGATAGAAACATTTCTTTATTTGGTTTCTCTCTCATTAATTTTGAAACAAGATTACCTGCAGCAAAAGGAAGTTTAGATAAAATCTCACCAGCGTTAACTGCACCTTCGGTTGCTTTACTTGCATAGTATGGAATATTTCTGACATCTACAATATTTCCTAATTGTGCTAACTTACCTTCTTGTAATCCAACTCTACCTCCTTTAGCATAACCTTCTTCTCTAGCTTCTTTATATGCTTCTTCGAATGTTAAATTATCAGTATCCATTAACTCTATAATTTTATCTCTAAGTTTTTCTAAATCAGGATCCGTTCCATTTTCATATTTAACTCTGCCACCGGTTGCATATTTTTCTAACTCTTTATTTCGCTCTTCAATTTTTTGTGTAACCATTTCTCCAGCTCTACCAAATAATGGTTTTACAATTCCTAAATACTCTCTGTAAGAGAGTTCATCATTTTTATAAGCTTTGAATGCATACTGACCTACCATGTCTGCATATGATTTTGGATCAATCATATTAGCTGCACCTTGAGTGTTTAAGGTATCTAATACTTTAAGAAATTGTTCTGGTTTAGGAAGTGGTTTATTGGGCATTACAGTACTCCTGCAATACCGCCCTTAGCTCTCTTTGCTTTTTCTTGTTTTCGTTGATCAATTAACTGTTTAATTTTTTCAACATCTAAATCTATATTCTTACCTGTTTTTTTAAGTGGGTATTCACCTCTTTGAATATCTTTAAGTACAGCTCTATCTTTTTTTTCTGATTCTATTCTAGCTGTAACTGGATCTCCATATTTTTGAGGTAATACATCTTCATATGGACCATATACTTTAGCACCGCCACCACCTTCATACATGTTTCTCATAACACCACCATTCATAGCACCAGCTCTTGCCATTTGTAAAAAGTCATCAATAGACATTACAGGTTGACCTTGTTCTTCTGCATCAAATTTGTATTTTTCATATTCTTCAACAATCATAGGATCATAATCACCTGGACTATATCCTTCTGCCATTTTAATTGATGGAGCATTTCTTCTTGAAGACATATTTTCAAATTCTTCTTTAGCTGCTTCAATTGCTTCTTGAAGACTAAAACCTCTTTCCATGAAATCGTCTACAAGTCTCATGAACACTTGTTCGTTCTCATCCATTGATGTCACTTTATTTTTAAGACTCTTGATCCCTGAAGCCTGATTCATTGGAACACCTAACATCTTTTTGATGTCATCAAATTCTTCCATTGGCATATCTTCTTGTTCTGGAATATCGTCTTCTGATCCTACTGCGTATTTTAATCTGTTCATGTTTTAATAATACACCTTTTGTGTTTGTTGTAAAGGCTCGTCTTCATAGTCATCAGGGTGATGAATCAAGCCTCCTTGTCTAAATCGCATTACTGCTTGTGTCATTGAGTCAACTAAGTCGTCATGATCTCCAAAAGGAAACGCTGCGCATTCCTCAATAACTTCTTGTGCAAACTCCATATCAGTGGGCGCCCATATTCTCCCTGATTCAAATAGCGGAGAAACAGAGTTAACACGAGTATGTTTATCATTTCCTTTACTCGGTGTAAAGTTAATTACTGGGATTCCTGCTTTACGTAATTCGTAGGTTAATGGAAGCCCTGAAGCTTTTGATTCAATGATTACGGTCTCCGGGCTCCAGTAGCCATATTGCTCAAGAGCAACTCTTCTTAGTTCCGGAAACTCGTACCGACCTTTTACGGCATCGAGTAACATTAAAGCTTTTCCAGAATCTTCACTAGGTGTAAATACACCCCAAGTGGTAATTGCAGAATAATCGGCAGTTTCTTTTTTCATAAATGCAGTGTCATAAGATTGTATTACATGTTCTAATGGTGGAAGATCTTTTTCCCAAGGTTGCCACCATTCTCTTTTAATCAATGCACCTTCTTCTCCAGTTGGGTTCTGCATGTACTGTGCATTCCATTTTGATAATGGGATCGAAGCTTTAACTGATTCTAAATCTTTTATGTTCCAATATTCCGGCCACAGGGGTTTACCAGATGGTAAGATGGCAGGAAATTCTATAACTTCCCATTGATCTGCTTTAGGTTCTTTTTGTGCTTTGATTAAACGACCTGCTAAATCTTTTTCATTCCATCTTGTCATTACAATAATAATTGTTCCACCAGGTTGAAGACGTTGTCTAGGTCCTG